TAGGTTCAAATGTTACAGGAACAGCATCAACAGTAATTGCTACAAGTTCTTCTTCCCCACCAGTTACACAAAATTTTGTAATTGGACTTATGGCTCCAAATGGTGGAGTAGGAATTAATAAAGGTTCAGGAATTGATGTAGCATTAGACGTAAATGGAACAATTAATGTAAATGAAAACATTAATTTAACTACAACAGGAAATTGTTTATATGGAACTGATGGTGGAAGTATTTGTTTTAATTCAACCTGTGTTATTATAGCAAGTCCAAATGGATTAACAACTTCGGAGGTATGCAATTGAAATTAAAATTTTTATTATTTTTATTATTTGTATTATTGATACCTTCTATAACAGCTTCAGAATGGATTAGTGATAATAATAATTTTAATAATGGAACTTATATTAGAACATTTTTAAATTCAACATTTGTTCAATTAAATACCACATTTAATAATGGTTCTTATATATCAGAAATATTTAATGCAACAAATTCAACTTGGAATAATATAAGTTGGATTGATAATGGTATTGGTGAAATGCCTTCAAATGGAACTATTGAACCAAATGGAATAAATATGACAGGAAATGTATTACTTTATCATTTAGATGAATTAACAAGTGGTTCTGCTCCAGGTGGTGCAGATTTTACTGATGAAAGTGGAAATGGAAATCACGGTAATGAAACAAATGGTGTAACTTTTGGAAATAATGGACAAATTAAACAAGCTTCTGGTTTTGATGGAACATCAACATATATTACAACAAATAATAATATAGGTATTGGTGATGGTATTAGACGTTCTGTTTCATTATGGTTCAACACTTCATCTACAAGTATTCAGAATTTTATCGGTTGGGGTTCTGGTTCTCACGGAGAATTTGCTATTCAAACCCAATCAGGTGGAAGTGATATAAGAGTTGGTATTAATGGTGCTTATAGAATATTTACTTTACCCAATTATAATGATGGAAAAATGCATCATATTGTTGTTATATTAAATGGAAGCAAAACAAGTGATTTATATGCCTGGATTGATGGTTCTTCATCAGCACCTGTTAGTACATTAGACCAACCATTAAATACAGTAGATACTCAGGCAGTAATAGGAAAAAATCCAAATTCTGCCTCACAATATCATAATGGTTTAATTGATGAAATTGCTGTTTTTAATAGGAGTTTAAGTGAAAATGAAATAATCAATTTATATAAAAGAGGAAAAAGAAGATTAAATATTTCAGTTAGATCTTGTAATGATGCAGTATGTTCAGGAGAATCTTGGACTAATTTAGGAGAAGTAAATTCTCCTCAAACATTAAGTGTAATTGATAATGAATATTTCCAATATAACATTTCATTCAAAAGTGAAAATGAAACTATAATTCCTAAATTATATAATGTAACCGTAGATTATACTTTGGGAACAAGTGCAAGTTGCACTTATAGTGGAGGTAATTGGACAGTTAATGGTGCTGATAATTGTAATTTGATTGATAATGTAGATTTAGGTGGTAATTTTTTAATATTTAATGGACCTGGTTCTGCAATAGTCACTTCTATTTTAAAAAATATTACAAAAGTCAAGTTATATAATGGCATAGTTGTAAATTTAAATTCAGGAAGGAAAAATAACTTACAAATGAATTAAAAATAATATAATGGAGAGTTGTTTATAATGGCAGACATACAAAATAATAATTGGATACCTGTATTATTCACAATTTTNGTAGCTGGAGGTTTTATTGGAGCAAATACAATTCTCCCAGATANTCCAGTTTATAGTTGTGAAAAAGACCCAGGTTTTATAGTAACTTGTGATGGTTTTAGTAAATATGTAAGTCCAGTAGGTAAATGTATTAATGCAACTGATTTACAAGGAGTAAAACAAGGAAACAAAATCTGTCGTACAGGATGGAGAGTAGTTGAAGATGATAGACCACCAATAGTGAATGATGATAATGTGAGTATTTTAGATGAAAATACTGTTGTATTACCCATACATATTTCATTAGATGACATTTATGCTCACGGCTATGACGATATAAGGGTTGTTTATGATAATGATAATTATGCAATTATAACAATGAATAAGAAAGAATTATTGGAGTGATAACAGTGGAAGAGTTGATAAGAGAATTTCAGAAACATAATGGTAATATAACATATAGTGTTAAAGAATTAGTACAAGCATTACATACAAAATTGGATCTAAAAGCAAACGAAAGAGATTGTTTAAGAAGAAAAGAAGATGTTAAAAGAATGACTATTGGAATGACATCATTCATAATAGCATTATTAGGTGGATTAGCATATTATGTATTTACAGTATTATGAGGAAATAAAATGGAAAAAAAAGAAAGATATTCATTTTTAACGGAACAAATAGCTTATGAAACAATAGAAACAAAAAGCGGTAAAAGACATTATGTTACTGGTTATATTTCTACACCTGATATAGACTTGTATAATGATTTGATTACAGAGAAAGGATTAAAATCTATGTTAAGGCAAATAAATGAATCAACAATTATGCTTGACTATGAACACGAAGCTTGGAGAGATGACGCAACATTATTACCTGTTGGAAAAATAGTAGATGCAAAGATTGATGATAGAGGATTATGGGTAAAAGCAGAACTAAATAAGTCAAGCCCTAAATTTAAAGATTTATGGGGTAGTATAAAAGAAGGTTTTTTGAAAGCATTTTCAATAGCATTTCAACCAGTAGAAACAATAACAAAAGCAATAGGAGAAACAGAAGTAAGAATAATCAATGATTTAACACTTTTAAATGTAGCACTTACTGGAACACCAGTTAATCCAAATGCAGCAATTACTCAATATGGTATGAAAAGTGTTATGTTGAAAGCTATAAATGATTTAGAACAAACGGAGGCAAATAAAATGTCAGAAAAAAAAGTAGAAGCAAAAGATGAAGCTCCAGTTGAAGAACAACCTAAAGAAGAAGTAAAAGAGGAAGTTAAGGAAGAAGCTCCTGTTGAAGAAAAACCAACAGAAGAAGTTTCTAAAGAAGAACCAAAGGTTGAAGAACCAGCAGTAGAGCAAAAGTCAGAAGCAGTAGAAAAATTAACAGCAGAATTAAAAGCTTTAACAGAAAAAATGGAAAAACAAGAAGCAGAAATTAAAGCTTTAAAAGAAGAACCAGTGTTTAAATCAAAAACACCAGAACAACAACCAGAAGAAAAATCTGAAGGTAAGGATATAGACGTTCTTAACTTCATTAGATAAGGAGGAAAAAGAAAATGGCAGAAACACAAACAGTTGAAGCAGGTTTCAATTCAGCAAGTGCATATCAACAATCTTTCGGTAACTTACCATCAGGAACTTGTTATCAAAAGGTAGATATGAAAAGCTTGAAAGAAGCAAAATATGAAGTAGATTTAAGACCAAAGTTGCAAGAAGCAGCTAAAATTGGTATGAAAGCTCTTAATACACAAACAGGAGGTGCAGGTACAGCAGGATACGCATTAGTTCCTATTTATGTTGATCCAAGAATTGTAGATTTATCAAGAAAATATACACCTATTGTTGAAATAATTCCAAGAGTAACAAACCAAGGAATGACAGCAGATTACAACCAACTAACCGCAAAAGGTGGAGCAGTGACAGCAGCAGAAGATGCAGCATTAACAGAAACAAATGATACATACGACAGACAAAGTACATCAATTAAATTCCTATATAGTGTAGGTAGAGTAACAGGACCTATGATTGCAGCAATGCCTTCATACATTTTAGAAGGTCTAAACTCATCTGGCTGATCAGGAGCAGGTGTTGGTGGATTTGATGATGTTGGTTCAATGAATGCAAAACAAACTGAAGTATTGGTTAAAACAAGAGCAATGAGAGAATTAGAAGAAAACTTAATCATTAATGGAAATACAGGAACAGATGCAACTCAATTTGATGGTATTGTTACAATAATGGGTGCAACTAATACAGTTGATAAATCTTCAACAGCTTTAGCTCTTGATGATATTGATGCAGCAATCCAACTTGCTTATGATGATGGTGGTAGACCTAATTTAGCAATCTGTGGTAGTGCAGTTTATACTGACTTACTTGGATTACTTACAGCTAAAATCGGTTATCTACAACCTACAAAACAAGTATTTTGGGGATTTAGTACAATCGTTTTGAATACAATGGTTGGAGAAATACCAGTAATTCCGTCTATGTTTATGACAAACACAGCTAATTCAAAAGCTATGTATTTCCTTGACTTATCAGTTGTGGAAATGAGAGTTTTACAGGATCTAACCTTCCAAGACCTTGCTATGACAAACGACAGTGAGAAGTTTATGTTGAAAATATATGAAGCTTTAATCATTAGAGCAATACCTTTCAACAGTTCAATCACAGCAATAGCATAAATAAAGAATTTATTTTTTTTCTTTATTTTAAAAATCGGAGGAAACTAAAATGGCAAATGTAAATGCTGTTATTGTTGAGATTCGACCAATCGGTGGAACAGGCAATGATGGAACAAAATTAGGTTATTTGGATTCCGAAACAAAAGCAGCTCAAAACGATACTATTACTATAACTAATGCAAATGAAGTTAAATCAGCAATATTGGAAATTGACGCTACTGGAGTAAGTGAACCAAATACAAAATCAACAAACGTAATTACATTAACAAGTGCAACTACTGGAGCAGTAAGTGGCCTTGTTGTGTATAGATAAATGGAGGAAATAAAAAATGGCAGCAATATTATTATCAAATTGTACTGTAACAACAGACGCACAAGTAGGATTTAATGTTTATAAAATTGTAACCCCTGCAACAGCAGATAATGGAGATACTATTGATATCAGTTCTTTGGTAGATGCAGATGCAATAGTTTCAGCTTCTTGTCAAGCTTCAACAGATGGATGGTTACCAGTAGCAGCGATTGATAGTTCAAGTGTTTTAACAATTCCTGGTGCAACAGCTAATGAAGCAAGAACTGTTTTAGTAATGGGTAGAAAATAAACATTATTTTTTTATTTTTTTTAATTATTAAACGGAGGGATAAACTATGGCATTAAACACACAATCATTTGCAGTAGCATCAGAAAAACCTAAATTAGAAGAAGGTTATGAGTTTATTGTAGATGAAAAAGGAAGAATGGCTTTAAAGAAAAAAGAAAATAAAAAAATTAAAGTTGAAGAACCAAAAAAAAAGAAATCAAAAAAAAAGAAGGTATAATTAAAAAATGTATTGCACTGTTGAAGAAGTACGTGAATCTATAAACTTTCCAACGGTAGGTGCACCTATTGAAGATAATGTAATAGAACAATTTATTATACAATCTCAAGAAGAAATTGAAGATATTTATAAAACTAATTTCGGAAGTATAGATGAATATGGTACTGCGGATGGAAATTTTACTGTAAATACATTTTCAGATTCTAATCAAACTTGGAAAACAGATGAATATGAAGGATGGGTTGTTTGGATTTATTCAGGTACAGGTTCAGGTCAATATAGGAATATTGTTAGCAATACTTCCATTTTACTTACTGTTGCTCCTGACTTTACAACAGTTCCAGATGCAACATCTAAATATAGAATAGTTAAATTAGGATATAAAGATGAAACAGTTGATGGAACTGGAACTAATACACAATTTGTAGAATATCAACCATTAATCAATCTGATAGAGCTTACCATTGATGGGACTTCTGTAACCCCCTCAACAGTTGCTCAATATTTTCCTCAAGGTAAGCTCATATTAACTTCAGAATCAGAATCAAGTTGGTTTTCAAATAATGATTATCAACAAGTTAATATTAAATATATTTATGGAGTATATCCATTACCTAAAATAATTAAAAGACTTTGTATAGTAATTTCAGGAATTAGAACTTTAATAAGTCAAGTTGCTGGAACTTATGATGATTTTACAACAGTTTCTTTACCTGGTGGATTTAACGCAAGTAAAGGAGAACCTTATGTTAATATAGTTAATGCAATAGATAGGTTTCAACAAGAAGCAAAAGGAATAATTTATGGAGCTCAAAGTACTGGACAAATAAGTGGAGATTTCAGACAAGCATCAAGTTTTCGTCCTTATACTTTATTTGGATAAAAATATTTAAAGGAGGATATTCAAAATGCCAAAATGGGTTAAAGATGAAGCAAAATGGGAAAAAGCTAAGAAAATAGCTGCAAAAGAAGGCCATTCAAAAGATTATGATTATATCACAGGAATTTATAAAAAAATGGGTGGAAAAATAGAAGGCAAAAGTGTATTTGATATGATTCAATTAAGATGTAATTCAACATATAAAAAATCAAAAAAGAAAGAATAAAATGGTTCAAAAAGTCATTACAAAATCAGATTTTGATAATATATTAAATAATTATGCAGGAAGACAAATAATATTGGTTCAAACTACAAAATCATACGATAATATTACAGGAGAAGAAACATTAATAAATAATATAATGGCATATTTATTAAAGCATATTTTATGAAAACAGGTCAGAATTGGGATTTTGAAAAGGCAGGATTTCATAGAGAAAGGAGATGCAGTAATGTTATCCAAGTATGAAGATAGTGTTCAGAAAGATGATAAAATAGTCATTGATGAAAACGATATGTATTATGTAAAAGAAAGATATGATGTTCCAGGAATATTTGATCCAACAGGAACAACTGACAACGAAACAGAGTATATTTATACTGCCTGTAACTTATTTTTACAAAATGCGAATTGAATTTGATATGGTGGACTTTGAAAAGAAATTTAACAAAGCCCTTTGGGGTATAGCAATAGATACACAAGAATCATTAAAAAGTAAATTAAATCAAGAACACGGTAAAGATACTGGTTCATTACAATCATCAATTGTAACAAATGTTCATAATGATATTATTACAATTAATATGGCTGAACACGGCAAATATTTAGAGTTTGGAACTGCACCACACCATCCACCAGTAGATGAATTAAAAGGATGGGCAAAAAAGAAAACTTGGTGATGAAAAATGCAGCGTGGGCATTAGCAAAACATATAGCAAAATTTGGAACAAGACCGTTTCCTTTCATAAGAAACACATTTAATAATGAAGTAACGGATATAATTAAAGAAAATCTGAAAGAAGCGTTCAGATAATCCAAGAGGATTAGAATGGACAAAAATAAATGTATTTTCAATAAAAGAAGAAATTGTAGTAGCACTTCGTAATGCAGATATAATACCAATCGCAACAAGAGGTGTTACAACTTCTCAAGATACTGGAACTTTTACAGCAGATAGTTCTTATACTTTAGCAACTAATCCTACACTTATTAAGAATGTTAGAAATATTAATGTTGCAAGTTATGATTTAACTTTTGGAACAGATTATACAGTTAATTATGAAACTGGAGTTATTACTTTTGTTAATCCACAAACTGGAGCTTATATAATAGATTACGATCAAGGTTCTACTGATAGAATTTATCCAGACTTTCCACAACCACATTTAAAAATAGCAAACTTTCCAAGAATAGCAGTTGACATATTATCAGCTAATACTTATGAAATAGAATTAGGTGCAGGAAGCAATTATACAGATTATTTTATTACAACTGTTGCTTATGATAAAAGTCAAAAAAATGTAGAGAATTTAGTTTCAGAAATTAGAACTTTTATTATGAATAACAAAAAGAATTTTTATTATTTTGACTTTATAACTCCTACTGATTTAGGACCATTAATTCCAAGTCCTTTTGGAGAAAATAAAATAATGCAAAGAAACCAAGACGTAAGAATAGGATGGGTATATGAAAATTGACATTAACAGAAATAGAAGAAACTATACTGAAAAAATTGGTTGTTGAGATAGAAAGTATTAATGAAGAACTATCTAAAACTGATGGAATTGTAAGGGACGTTTCATTAAAATATATAATCCAAAAGGTTATGGAGGGATAAAAATGCCATCACAAAACTGGGGCTGTCATAAAACTTGGCCTATGAAAGAGAATAATAAGATTGAACACAAAGTTATAGTTGAAGATACTTTAAAAGAAAAATTAGAAAAAATGAGTATGAACGAAATAAGAACTTGGGCAAAATCTCAAGGACTTAAATCTAAAGATACTGATAAAACAGAGCTAATAGAAGAATAATTGGCAGAAATAGGAGGAAACTAAAATGACCACAGCGTTTTATAAAGGAATAGATACTTATGTAATATATGCAGAAGATTCAGCATTTGGAACACCGGGAATACCTACTGGTTCTGATTATATTGATAAAGTTAGTTCATTTACAGCTAATTTCGCAAACAATATGATTAGAGTTCAAGGTATAGGTGAGGGAAGAAACGCTACACACGCAGTTAATGGTAACTTTGATGTAACAGGTTCAATGGAATGGGAATTTACAGATCCTAATTTTTTACAATATTGTGTTATAGGAACATTATCAGGAGCAGGAACAGCAGGAGATCCATACGAAATTGCAGAAGTAGACGAAATAGGTTATGGAGCAGGACAAGTTAATACACTTACATTAGAAGTTGGAAGTAATGGTGGAGCAAACGATGATGTAGTAACTTATGATGGAATTGTTATTGATACTTGGACCATTACAGCAAATCAAAGGAGAAACTGTTAAATGTACATCAGATTGGTTAGGAAGAAGTAGCAACAAGTTCAACAACATTAGAAACATATTCAGGACCAGCAAATAGACCATTTACATTTATTGACGGAAGCGTAACAGTTGATTCAGATACAGTTGGAGCTTTAATGTCAATGTCCATAACTTGTAACAACAATATGTTTGTTTATAGAACAATGGGTTCAAGAGTAATTAATCAACCAGTTGCAGGAATCAGAAGATATGAATTTACTTTAACAATGAAACTTCACTATGATGATACAGCAAGCATATTATCTGGATTAGAAGCAAGAGGAATCGTATTTGATGGAACAACCACAGCAACATCACCAAACACAGGTGCACAAAACACAGCAGTAACTATGAGTCTTGATTTAGTTGAAGGAGCAGGAGCTGGAGATAGAATAGTTAATATTGACTTTGAAGATGTATATTTTGAAAGTTATTCAGCACCAGTTGTAGTTGAAGAAGGAGCAATTGAAATTACCATTAACGGATTTGCATTAAGCGGTCTAACAGATGGCGCAAACAAAGTACCAATAAGATATTGGACAATATAAACTAATTGAGGTGTAACCAATGGAAGTGAATTTAGTAAAAGGAAAATTTGTATTAAGAAAACCAACAGCAGGCATTAGAAATGATGCAATGATTAAATCAGAAACAGAAAATGGAATAAAAAGAACATTATTCCTTACTGAAATGTTACCAAAGTGTATTATGACACATCCATTTGGAACAGTTCCAGTAAGAGACGCATTGAATGCTCTTGAGTTTGAAGAGTATGATAAGTTAATAGAAGCACTAAAAAAACTGATGGAAGGAAACATCACCAAAGGTGATGTAGAAAAGGAATCAAACAAGCCATAAATGTAAATTATGATACTAGAGGAAAATTTTGGCAAGTCG